AAGGGGGAGGTGGCCAAGTTGCCGCATTGGTATGTGCTTATGAGGGGGTGCTTGCGTATGCATGTGCGTAAGATTCCGCCGAAGTCGTCACCGGGTTATCCTTGGAAGATCTGGTGGAAGACTAACGCGGCGCTCCTTGATGAGGCGCTGCCGGAGCTTCTTGATGAGGCTGCCGCCCTCTTAGTGTTGTTGATTTCCTTGCATGCCGGAGTGCTCGTCGAGGATGTGCGCCCAGCTCTTCGTAGTGAGGCGCTTTCCCTCGCCGAGACTTTCCTGCGCCAATTGGTGCAGGTGTTTGTCAAGCAAGAGCCGCACCCTGCGGACAAAGTCGCTGCCAAGCGGTGGCGGCTTATCTGCTCGGTCGTGGTCACCGTTCAGTTGGTGGAGCGGGTAATGTTTGGCGAGCAAAACGCTCACGAGATAGCGCTTTGGCCACGTATTCCGGCTAAGGCGGGCATGGGACTTGATGACGCGAAATTACAGTTGTTGTTCGACAGCATACAGCGCTTGCGGCAGCGTCCGCTAGCAGATCCAGATATTCGCGGTTTTGACTGGTCTGTGAAGATGTGGATGCAGGAGGCGGACATGTACATGCGTGGCATGGCATATGGATTCTCCAGCGACTCTTTTGTCACTGGTTTGTTCGTACTCTGGGTTAGGATTTTGTGCCAACCCCGGTTTGTCTTTAGCGACGGTCTTTCGTCGCAGCTTCTTGCGCGAGCTCTGCAGCTGTCGGGGAGGTACAACACGTCGTCTTCCAATTGCTGGATGCGTCTACTGGCAGTCTTCCTTGTGAAGTTGCTGTCATTGGGCGAGGATGCTAGCGAGAGCCAGCTTGATGAAGCTGATCTCTGGGCCATCGCTATGGGCGACGATTGTATCGAGGAATGGGTGTTTGACGGTGCGAAGTGGTATGACCACCTTGGGCTCCCGCTGAAGCGTGAGTACCGCGCCGTCCCTGACGACGAGCCTCTTGAGTTTTGCTCTCAGGTCTTCGCGACAGCGCAGGCCTATCCAGCAAACCCTGGCAAGCTCTATGCACGTTTTCTGAGTCATTCAGCCATCGATGTTAACCTCCTTTCCCAGTTTGTGCGCGATATGCGGCACCACCCGCGCTTGGGTGTCTACCTTGCGCACCTGCGACGTATGCACGCCGACGGAGACGTCTGCCTGCTTCCCGACGCAGCGATCGCCCTTGTGGCTTAGGCTTGGGGAGCCTTAAACGTTACTGAGAGAACAACATGCGACGGAATAATCGCAAAGTAAAGGATGACGGCCGGGCTCTGGCTCAGGTCGAGGCCAATGAAGGTCGCCTCCGTCGTGAGATGGAGTCGATGATGCGGCGCCACGAGGAGCGTGAGCGCCGGAAGCACCTGCGGGAGCGCGCCATGGAGGACTCGGACTTCGGGGACTACCTCGGCAAGCTCTGGACTGGGGAGCGCCTGACTGGCAAGCCCCCTGGTTCGGCTCCTGGGTCCTTCGTTTTGGAGGTCCAGGACTCCGGTTTCATCACGTGTGATGCAACTGGGGCCGCCGTTGTGTGCACCGCGCCGCAGCCCTACTTCTCGTGGTGCACTGAGGGCACCCCTGGTGGGAATGCTGTCATCAGCATCGGAGAGCCGATCGTGCCTGGCGATGTCAACAAGCGGTCTGACCGCTTTCTTGCCGTCGTCCAGTCCTTCGGTGGGACCGTTCGCACGATTCGTCGTGCGTTCACTGTGTCTTGCCCGGACAACTACACGAGCGCGTCGGGTATGGTCACCTTGGCCTACCTGTCGAACACGCAGCCAGTTCAGCAAACCCAGGAGTCGCTTGCGACACGCCCGGGCGCGCAGACCTTCCCGCTTGCGAGTTTGATTGAGCACCCGCGCGTTTGCCCCGGAGTCTTCACGGCTTCGTCCACATTTGAGGGGGTCAACACCACTGGTGGCGACTCCCTGATCGAGCAGTTCACGTTCGATCCCGACATCTTCTTCGAGAACGTCACGCCGACTTACCCGGCGGTCGACTCGATCGTTGACGCCAACCACCTTGCCTCGCCGCACTGGTACATTGCGGTCGGGGCCGCCCCTGCCGGGGCGAGGATCTACGTCACGTCTCGCGCGACATACGAGATCATTCCCCTCGCTGGCATCAGCGTGGAGACCTCGTCCCTGCACATTGCGGGCAACATGGCGCAGATGCGGTCGGCGGCTTTGACGCTTGGGGACCTTGGTCCCTTTGCCGAGCCGACGGAGGACATTGTCGGCGTGGACATGGGGGACATCGAAGATGGCCCCGACGACGTGGAGCGCATGGCCTCGGCGCTGGAGAAGTCCGCCCAAGCGGTGACTGATGTCACGCAGCAGAAGCGGGTTCTGAAGGCAGCCGCGGCGCTGCGCGAGGCTGCCCCGTCCAAGGCGGGGCTGCTGCGGCGCAGTCCTGTTCAAGTCCATTACCGCGCGACCCGTGGTCGCGTTGGTGAAGGTGCTGAGCGTCGGCGTGGTCTTCGTGAGAAGGCCCATGAGCTGATGGCGAAGCACTACGGCCTTGGAGGGCATGACGACGGGTGGTGGTCCACAACCATGCGCAACATTGGCTCTGGCCTCGAGAGCGTGCTTGACACGTTGTTCGACGCGGCCGACCTTGGTCGTGCCGCCGTTGACGATCCCGAGGTTCAGGGACTTGCACAGCGTGTGGGGACAGGGCTGGAGCTCGCAGCCGTTTGATACTTTGTGTCCTTGTGCGTAGGTTAACGCACTGCGCGATGAACTTCGCCACTCATTCGTGGGTGGAAAGACGTAGTCGTGTCCGCCAACGCTTCTGGTTTGGTATAAATTCAAAACTCTAATCCCGGAACAATGTGGAGGCCCGAAAGGGTAACACACCGGGGGCAGAACTTACACCCTCTTCGGAGTGAGGTTTTAGTTCCA